GTCGAGACTAGTTTTTTATCTTCTAGTCTTGGACTATCGCTTAGGCTTTCGCCCCTAGTTCGCTTAGTCTCTGCGACTTGTTCTTCTCATGAAATTCTATCATACGCTCTATAATGAGGTATTTCTTTTCCAAGCACATATACTTCCTTAAATTCTTTAAGATGTCAAGAGCCTGAGTCTCTGTTGATTTTCCAAGTCCTTTAGTCCATCTTGGATAACCACCAATTACACAGACCTTTCCACCTAAATGTTCCTGTAAGAACTCTAGGATAAAACCATCCTCTACTGAGGAGGTTGCACTGACATATAGTTGATTGTGGTAGGCAAGTTGGTTGTTTCTTTTATCAAAAACTTGTCTATTTATTCTGCATCTGAAGTGTCCATCACCAGCAAGGTATCCAGCTAACCATGCCCAGGATGGGTGCTTTGGTCTCTTCTCCCAAGTTGAGTTCCTTCTAGAGTACTTAGAGAAACACTTCAAGTCCTCCAGTTGTTCTTCATTAAACTCAACCTTAGATATTTCTTCTTGGAGCCAAAGGAGGTTCTCTACATGAGTACCTTTTATTCTAAGATGCTTCCTCAACCTATTCAGTAGTATCAGCGTTTCTTTCTTAGCTAATCTCCACTCACAGACACTAGACTTATCCTTGGTATGAAAACTAAGTATACCAAGATTGAAGTAAGATCTAAGAGCAATCATCATCTGGTGGTCGGGATCATTTATATCTGTCTGTGTTATACACATCATCAGATACCCACGAAACTTACCATTTCTACCTTTTGCGTAGTACATGGTGAAACAGCCATCAGAATCAATAAAACCTGCTAGAAACTTATTCAACTGTTCTGAATTCTTTCTAGAAGAAATAAGTTTTCCACTGAGCAGATTATAGCCAAGAGTGCTTGTATTGAATTTCATGTCATTGTCCCCTATTAGTGACTTAACATTGTCTCGGATTTTACTCCGTTATTTAGAACTAGTTTTACACGAACACACTATCGATTCGTAATGTCCTGAAAGACCGTATCTTTATAGAACTTAACCAGAGTCTTCTTGGCATAAAGCTGAGGAATATAATCAGTTACAACACCAACAGCAGCAGAGCCGTAATGATCGTTAGTACCATCACCATAGTAACCAGAAGTAATTGCCATACGAGCCATAATAATTCACCTTATCCTTTTCGGACCCTTCCTTGTGAGATAGCCAAGTCAATCTCAGCAGATATCTCTTTCTCTTGAGTCTCCCGACCCTTAAACAAGCCACGGATTTGATCATCCATGAACTTATCAATTTGTGAAGTGGTCCATATTTTATTGTTAGTTGTGTCCTTTCCTACGTGGGTGGAGTTAGCTACGCTAGATCCGGTTGGAGTCACCTTGTTCTTCAAGATGTTCTTGTGAGAGTCTCGTTTAGCAGCATAGTCATTAAAGAATCCAGCGATCCGCACTACGTCCTGACTATTCTCAGCTCTACGGAAAAGAATCATCCGTTGCATACCTGACCCCGGCTCTATAGTGTTGAGCCATTCAGCAAACTTAGGATCAAGATTGATCTCATCGAGATCTTTAACATGAGCAGAAAGCCTAGCCTTAAAATCAGCGAATGCTCTTTCCTTCTCTGACGCTGCCCTGAGTTCACGTTCCTTAAGAGTCTCTGCTTCTCTTCGCTTCAGCTCTTCCTGGAGAGGCTTAACCTGCCTTTCTACCAGGGAAGCATTAGCTTTCTTAATAGCGTTGATAGCATCGTCACCAAGGATATCCTTCTCTTCATCACTGAAGATATCTTCCTTGGAGTACGACAGTTCCTTAAGGCTACGTACTTCCTCTACTAGGTCCTGTACTCGCTTATACATTCCACTATTCTGTTCCAAGGCCCCAGCAAGATCCACCCTAAGCTGATGGATAGTAGCATCAGTAGCTGCCTTATACTTAGTGAAGCGTTTCTTCCAGTCTTCCCTAGCTTTCTTCTTACTCTCAGACTCGACTTGATCAGTAGTCTCTTCAGGGACTTCCTCATGAGTTTCCGTATCTGACCTTTCATCAGGTACTTCCGTTGACTCTTCTTCAACTTCCTCAGCCCCTTCCTCTTCAGTGGCCTCTTCTTGTTTCTGTTCCGAGGGATCACCAAAGACCGACTTCTCCATCTCCTCAATCTCTTTCTCCAAATCATCTAACTTCATGAATGCTTTCTCCTTTGTCTCTACTTACTCACGATCCTTAGTAGGCCCGTAGGCGTTTACTCAGGGGTATTGGGTAAGAGACGGATAATTTCCTCAAGAGTATTAACACGAGCTTGGTGATACCTGAAGTCTTGAGTGACCTTCAGTACCTCCAAGGATTCCTTGTCTAACTCCTGAAGTAAAGATAGTAAGGCTCCCCATGAGCCTTCTTTAACTCTGATGCTTAGTTCCTTCTTATTGGTCTTAGCCATTTCGTAACTTCACAGCTACATCTTTATTCTTATTCTCTACAGCTACCTGATTCGTAGCAGCAGAAGTCTGTGCTTTCAATTGAAGCTTCATCTGTTCTACCTGTGCTCTGAGGTCAGCCTCGTACTTCTTCTGTTCAAGCTTAGCCTGTTCCTTATGAGCCTCGAACTCCAACGTCATCTTCTTCATCTCAGCTTGCATCTGTGCTACCTGTGCCATAGCCTGAGTCTGCATTTGTACAATCTGCATAGAGTTATCAGGAGCTTGAGGTTGCTGTGCCATAGCTTCCTGCTGTGCCTGAGCTTTCTCTACATTCCTCTTTACGTCAATAGCCGAAGGTATGATATTAGAGTCCATACCCAAGTCCTTACCAATCTCTCGCAGAATCTCAGCTCTCGCAGCAGGGCCAATAAGAGTTTGATCATAAGGATTAGCAGTAGCCTGGAGAAGTTCATTGCGTCTTATCTGCTGAGCAGCCTTTATGGTTAGAGCTGACGAACCTCTAGGAATTACGTTAACATCCCCTGTGTATTTATTGTCTGGGTTAGTCACCAAGTTATAGTAGAACTGACACTCGATCCTAGGCTGGATCAATCCCATATCAATGTTACGAATAGCGTCTTTGATTACTTTCGTCGCAGACTCAAGCATAAGACTAAGGCCACCAACAGTAGGTCGGCCACCAGCAGTATTAGGATCATTACCATAAGCCCACCGAGGGATACCAGTAACATCATCAGCTCGTTCCTCAAACTTCTGGAACACAGCTAGTAACTCATTAGCATTACTTGTAGGTTGGAAGAACTCAATTGGTTTAGCTGAACCACCAGCAGGGTCATTCTTAACCTGCCAGATCTTACGGGGAACAATCTCATCAATGGGACCATCATCAGCTAGTCTATCTACATTGACATAGACCTGAAGACCAGAAGACATACCAAGGTTATTAGCTAAGGCACGGGCTACAGCATTACACATACGCTGAGTGTCCCTCATCATCATAGGTAAGGAACGCCCCCAGAATGCCCCAGGAAGGTCGATGAAGGAAGCCTTGTAGTAGGGACGCTTAAGGAGGGGATCATCGTTTAGCTTAGCTTTTATGACCTGTCCACCCACTAGGATGATCTCAGTCTCAACTACATCATTATCCTCATACTCTTCAACTTCAACTTCTACTCCGAGTTCTTCATCCTCTACCTTGACCTTAGGGAGGATCAAGCCCCACTCACGGAGAGTCTCTACCTTTACTGCACCAAAGAAATGAAGACCATGAATAACATCGTTATTAGAAGAGATGTAATCTCCACGTTTCTCCAGGTCAGACTTCTCATCCTCAATGGAGTCATCCATTGTGAACCAAGAACCAGTATTACCAGCAAGTACATCATTAATGCGATCAGTATCATACCCATCAATACCTTTCAGAGAGGTGAGTTCAGAGGCAGACAAACGAATATGCTCAATGAATGAGCCTTCTTGGATGGTAGTAGCTGAGGGAGAGGGATACACATCAAGCGGATCAACTCGTTTGTTCAGGTAGATGAAGTCTTCTACTACTACAGCCTCACCATTCTCCCACTTGATCTTCTTACCATTAGTAATGACTGGTCCCTTCATGAAAGCAGTAGGATAGATAGTGAAGTCAGTAACGAAGTCAGAAAGGGCAGCATCCCACTTACCTTCCTTCAGTTGATCATCAACTTGGATCTCCATCTTACGCAGCTGGAACCTAGCTTCTTTCTTAATCTCCTCAAAGACAGCATCATAGATGTCTCGTCTCTGCTGGTTCATCTCCTTAAGGGACTCTTGTGCTTGCTGAGCAGCACCAATAGGGGGGGCAGTAGGTGAGGGAGGAGTAGCCGATTCAGGAACAGGAGGTGGAGTAGCAGCTTGCTCTTTCTTTTCTTGGAAGTCCCGTTGGATTGACTCTTCTATCTGCTTGCTGATCTCCATAGGTAACTCCGGTAGCGGAGAAGGAGAAAGAATCCAAGCTCTTTCCTGGGGAGGGAGAAGAATATCAAGAATCCAACTTCTTGCTGCCTTGGCTTTCAAAGCAGTTATGTTCATGAAGATGCTAGAGCCACCTTCTGCCTGAATCTTCTGTAAATCCTCATCATCATACTCACCATTGTAGGCTCGTCTAGAACTAATGATCTCATCTTCTATACCAGAGTCCTGCTTAGCATCCCTGTTAGTCTGGAATACATCTACAACGTAGGAAGCAAGGGAATCCATGTCTGGCATGTCACCCTCTACAGCTAACTTCTCCATGTTGGTGACGGAATCTGCCCCCTCAAGGGCATCCTCTACCATTGCATCAGTCCCTTCTACGATAATACCTACGCCCAAAGTATGTTCCTCTTTATAATAGGTCTAGTTTGTACCTTATGAGTATTCGCTGAGAACACATCACCAGCAAATGTAAGTGCTAACGCATCAGCTATATCAGGAGAGGTCTTCTTGTACTTCTTCTTCATGTCTTTCTTACTTACTAACTGGATCTGCATCTTCCCATTGTAGCCATAACGCATAGAAGTGAGCTGTTCATATAGATCTCGTTCACCTTTAGGGATATCTGCACCATTCTTCAACCAGTCCCTCATCCTACCCCACAATTCAGAGCGGAGATTGCAATATGTCTTACCGTCTTGAGCTGTAGTAGAGACAACTACTTCGATAACTGGGAGTCTTAGTTCCTTGGAACGATCAAATACACCTGAACCAACACCAATGCTGTCTACGAAGATTGATACGTGACGATGCTTAGTATAGTAATCCTTCAGTTCAGCTACAACTTCCATGTTATCTAGACCTTTCATCCGAGTAATGTCTAGAATCTTACCACCTTGTCTAGTAACGAAGACTGTCTCATCATCACCAAACCGTGCTACGTCTACACTTCCTACTATTGGATAGTTAATGTACTCTTGATTCTTAAGGAAGTGGGAGCAAGCATCATCTACAACATCAGTAGGAATAAAGTTTTCATCAGATACCCTGGGGAACTCACCAAGTACTCGCATCCGGTAGAAGTCAGAGTCCTCACCATACTCCACCTTAACATCCTCAATCCACTGGGGATCAATATGGGGGACACCAAAGGCAGTAAGAGTTATCTTAGTCCAGTTCTTCCCTGCATCATCATTATTGAATATGTTAAAGAAAGGGCCATCAGGACGAACGGGGTTAGAAGTCTGAATGATAGAACAGTTAGGAGTAGTTAAATTACCAATAAGAGTATCATAAATCTCTTGAGCAATAGCGGAAGCTTCATCTACTATGATAATTACTCTCTCAGCATGAACACCAGCTAAGCTTTCCTTATTCTCTGCACTACCAGTAACGAAGGAACAGAAACGGATACCCTTAGCATTCCTTATGTGGAGTTCTTCAGCCATAAGAACATAGCTGTCTCTAAACTCAGGTATCTTAATTTTACTGATTAACTTTGTGATCTCAGCTTTCATACCACGTTGAAGCTGACCGGCGGAAGGGGAAGTAGCTATAATCTTAATATCATCATTGACCAGAAGCTGCTGGAGGATAAGGATAGATAGCCCCAAGGTTTTTCCTGATCCAGTGCATGACTTAATAGCTAACTTACTTCCTGGCTTAGTCGCTTGAACAATGAACTTGTACTGGTCCTCAGTTAAATCAATTCCGAACATACCACTAGCAAATGTCCTAATGGATGAGCGGAAGAGAACTCTTAGTTTATCATATTCTTCTTGGGTAAGACTAGCCATGTGTTCCTTTGTATTTAAAAGATCATCCGGTTTTGGTGAGGGATAACCGGAAACCCTAAGGGAGTCTCTCTTCGGTGAGAGTTAAGTCTTACGGAGCAGTGAAGGTAATAGAACCAGCAGCATTACCAGCAGCCCGTACAAACCAACTAGTACCATCCGACATAACCTCCACGAGATCACCAACAAGGGCAGTATTAGCTACAACGTTAATCTGCTTCTGGGCAACCGAGGTTACCAAAGCACCATTGACATCAGCAGTGCCATAGATAATAGCAGCAGCAGCGTTTGTAGCAATCACATTATTACCAGTAGTGGGAGCCACGTTCACAATAAACTTGAACCGCAAGCCAGCAGCAGGAGCAGGAAGAGTACTAGTAAAACCAGTGGCATGCCCAAGGAAGAAGGTTTTACCACTCTCATCAGCAGTAATAACATTAGTAGTAACTACAGTCTCTACGTTAGCAGAGGAGTCAGCAGCCATATTCAATTCAGCAGCAGTAGCAGTAACACCATTCAGAGCTGCTACTTCCCCAATGGAAGCCGTTACGTCCACTCCACCTACAACTAAGCTGGTGGTATCCAGAGTACCTACATAAAAATCCTTATCTCTACCCATATCTATGTCTCCTTTTTATTTTTACTTCAGCTGTGGGGTTACAGCCTACTAAACACGTGGTCTTCCACCTCGCCCAAGATGTGATCCCTATGATACATCCTTATCAACTGGTAGCGAGTGGTAGATTCGAACTACCGATTCTGAGGTTATGGGCCTCATGAGATAACCGCTTCTCTAACTCGCTATAATCTCTTGTACATCAATCTATACGTCACCCTCTACTACTTCGTAATCGCAATCAGAACCAGCTGGGAGTTGTTTGAGCTGACCATGAGTAGGAAGACTAGCTGCTTCCCTCATAGCCATCTCGATTAAGGCATCAACTGGACGAGAGGGATCAATAGTACCAATCTCGATTCTCTCTGTGAAAGCTGAACAAGTCTGACCTAGTAACTTGATTGTCTCTAGGATCAACCTGCGTTCCTTTCCTTCTTCCTTCATCTGGTTAAGCTGATCAACTAACTCCTCTATGATGAAAGCTTTGTTTACTTCTCTATTATCTTTAAGCTTCTCTTCTCTAAGGGCATTAATGTAGGACTGAACATTAGGCTTATTCCTAAGTAACAGTCCCCTCACTCGCATAGCATAAGCATAAGCTGGAGTGTCTTTCACTATCCTCTTATTATTAAGACCAGCGTCTAGTCCAGACTGTTCTACAGCTGATTGGTTATCACCAGTGAAGACATATAGATAAGCATAGGTTAGCTCTTCATCGGTGAGGGTATCGGTAGGAGGAGAGAGAAGATCGAGGAAGGGTTCATTAACTAAGTTAGTGGGTTTATAGTTTAGGTAATGAGATTGAGTAGCAGGATTAATAGAGGATGTTTCTTTAATTATATTAAGCTTAGTTATGGTACCATTAATGAAAGTGATAAGTGAATCAGAATGATTAAGTCTCCATTTATCTCTCAGTTCATTAATTGAGTATTGACCAGATGTATAGTCCTCAAGAACCTTGTACTTATCTTCTGAGCTTAAGTCTTCTATAGTTCTCTTAGGCTTCCTAGTGATCGTAGTGTTCTTCTTAGGATCTACTGGTTCTTTTACTTTCTTAGGACGTATACGAATGTTAGTGGATGCCATAATGAACCAGTTGAAGTTGTTACTAGAGATCCTTAAGTATTCAAGAGTAGATACTTAAGCTATTCTTTTCTATTCTCTTGAGAAGTTAAGGATCTATAGAAAGCTAAAGATACTTAAGTATATATCCTCTCTCTTATTCTATAGTAACTAAAGATCTTAAGGGAAGTTAAGTTATCTTTAGGTATCTTAAGATTATAATCCTTAATTATTTCTAAAGTATTCTTAAGTATCCTTAAGACTACCTTGTGATACCTTATACGACTCAGCTAAAACTTTTGTAATCGTAAGGATTCTCTTAGATTCCCTGGGAGTGTGTTAGAAAGTAAGGTAAGTCCTGAATCTTCCAGCTTATATTTTCTTATAATAATTATTCTTTTACTACATCAAGTGGATATATTAAGGGAGTGCTTTAACTTCTTCAACTATCCCCCCGGATCTGTGTGATTCTTCAGGAAATCAGAGCTAATTAGAGGTAATCGTAGGTATTGCATAGGGTGTTTCTGGTGTAAATCATTGAAAAACTGTAGCTAGTCAAAGGTACCACCCTTAGCGCAATAGCCGAGGGGGCCTCAGGGGGCTGGGGGATGCTGGGGATGCCTTATGCGGACACCCCCCCTACCCTTTCCGAATCCAAAGTTTTCCAGCCAAAACATAGTAGAAGCGGATTGTAGCGGTTGCAGGGCTTCTCGGCGGACACCTGACCATAGGATAGCAGAAGCACTGACAGGTAGTGGTGAGTCAGAAGTCTGCCGGACCCAAACAGTCAAAGCAATTGAAAGGCCGGATTCTTAGGTTTACGTTTAGAATGGTTGACGGGAAGTTGTGGATACGATAGGCCCAGCGAGGAACTAGAACCCTTATCGGCAGTTATACCTTGACATTAGAATCCGACGGAAAGCCCTTGCGATTCCCTATACCTTCCACCATGTAAACCCGTATGATGATAGCCAAGTAAACATAAGACTTTGACAAGAGAATAGTTGCGGGAACCGGCATCTATGCCGATATTCCTACCTGACACCAACTGACAATTGGCATGAAAGGTTATTAGTAGGCTATTCGAAAGATTGATTAACAACTGATTGATTTCTTGTGTCGCTA